CCCTGATTGCCCGTAAGCGTATGTTTGAATACGGACGTGCTGCCCTGTTTCAGATCGAGCAGAAGATGGCCGTTGGCTACCGGGTTGAGCGCATTGTTCTCGGTATCATCGGGGACATTATCGAGAGTGACAAGAAGCACAAGAATTCTGCCCGGGCTACGGACACGGGAACCGCAGAACAGATTTGGGATGCGGCTTCTGGCTTGTTCGAGTTTGTGATCGAGCCTCTCGCCCGTCTCGGAATTCAACTGGATGTCATCGCTGTAACCGGCAACCACGATTGGGACGATCACGGTCTCAATATGTTTGAGCCCGGTAAGCAGCAACTGTCTTACCCGCTCTACAAGTTCTTGGAGCTTGTGACAAAGCGGGCGGGGTACTACAACGTGACCTTCGACATTCCGAATGGTAGCTACACTACTGCCGAAATCTACGGGCAGACTATCCTGTACGAGCACGGTGTTGGCGTTGCTGCTAACGAGGCTGCTATGAAGGCGCACAAGATTAAGCGCGCCGAACAAGAGAAGACGCATATCACGTATTTCCGAATGGGTGATAAGCATAACGTCTGCTCTTTCAACAGCGGCACCTTCGTGGTCAACGGGGCTTTCTTCGGCGCAACTAAGGGCGGTATCGAGTACAGCGGAATTGCTGGATACGATAGCGTACCTGCGCAATGGATGGGCTTCCATGTCAAGCGGGAAGATGATCGGCTCTCGCTGTACGATACCTTCACGATCCAGCTTGGACACATTGGAGAATAAGAATGGGCGGCAGTATCTCGTCTGGGGCAGCTAAGGCAATCAGCTTGTCGGGGCGGTCTTGCCTTAATTGTCGGCATAAGGCTTCCGCCAAGGTGTGCGGAGGGTGTGCGGAGTTCTTCTCGCCTTGGGGAGTCCCCAGCTACAGCAAGTGGGAACCGGAGCTTCCTTCTTTGGAAGACCTTAGTCTACGCCCTACTGTTCTGGAGCAAATCTACGCCCCGGACCTTCCTCCCGGAGAAGATCGCCGGATAGGGGGCACTTCACGACCAAAAACCGAAGTCCCGACGCGCGGGCTCAGGTATAACAAAGGGAAGAGGCGTTACGACTTGCTTCCTCCGGACGCTCTGGCCGTGCTTACTGATGTTCTCACGGTTGGTGCCGAGAAGTACGCAGAGCGGAATTGGGAAGCCGGTATGCCTTACAAGGATGCTCTCGGCTCCCTTGAGCGTCACCTTCAAGCTTGGAAGGCTGGAGAAGACAACGACAAAGAAAGCGGTCTGCCACATCTAGCGCACGTCATGTGCAACGCGATGTTCCTTCTGACTTGGCAACTCCGCAATCTCGGTGAAGACGACCGGGTTAAGGTGAGGATGCCAGATGCTCCTTCTCGCGGCAGCTAGCTTCGTTCAGGTGTTCATGCTAGGCTTTCAAAGCCGATGTGTGAACGCCGGGAACTACCTATACGCCTTCGGCTGCTCCACAGCTATAGGCTTCTCACAAGTGCTTGTTTGGAAGCACGTAATGGAAGACACTCAATCCCTGCTCGCTACTGCGGTTTACGCGCTTAGCGGGGCCTGCGCAATTTGCTGTGCGATATACGTACACAAGCGCGTTCACAAGGAAAAGAAGCATGACTGACACACCGGCCCATATCCCGGCTAAAGCCACTAAGCCTCCTGTAGAAACTCCCCCGTCCGCTGAGGCGGGGCAAATTGTGATCCAGACCCGCCAGCACATTCATTGGCAACTCGGGTATGACGAAGCGTTGATCGAGGGTATCAAGGATGTGTTCCCTGATGCCAGCGATGACTTCCAAGCCAGCTTGTTCGCCCTTATCTGCGAACAGTCGGACTTTGACGCTAAGTCCGTGCAGAAGGCTATCGACGCCGCCAATGGCTGAGTACATCATCCAGAAAGCAGTCGAGATTAATAAGGTAGTTAAGTCTCGTCGCCTTCGCCTTGAAGACATGGCGGTTATGTACGAGGCTCAGCCTAAGTACGACGGATGCTGTGCTGTGATACGTGTGGACTCCGGAGAGGCATTCTCTCGTACCGGAGAGCCCAACAAAGCTCTAGGTGGGATCATACGCGAGTTGCGTACTTTCCCTCAGCTTGCCGGCACGGTGGTTATCGGAGAGGCTTGGCACCCCGACCTGCCCTTTAACGAGATCAGCGGGGCGTTCCGGAGGTTCACTGAGAGCAACAGCCTTATCCTCGTCATCCATGACGTGATCCCGGAGGCAGAGTTCCACAGGGGCTTCGACGCCACCCCCTACAGGGTCCGTATGGGCCTCACACGCGGCGTTCGTTCTCCCCGGGTACATGTGACTGCCCGGATCAATCCGGGCGACTACGGGGACCCTCAGACCGCCTGCAATGAGCTCCTCCTACGAGGGGGGTTTGACGGCCTGATCCTCCGGGACCCTGAGGGGACTTGGACGCGCGGGAGCGGGACCACCGGAGAGATCATCAAGATCAAGCGGAAGCTGTCCTTCGACCTGCGGGTTGTAGGGACTTGGCCCGGAGAGGGCAAGCATGAAGGCCGGATAGGCTCTCTCATTGTGGACTTCCGTGGGAAGACCCTCAGGGTTGGAACCGGCCTGTCAGACGCTGATAGGGAACTTGACGACTGGATCGGACAGATCGTCGAAGTTGAGGCTATGGACTACAGTTCAGACGGCCTGCTTAGAGAGCCTAGGTTGAAGGGCCGCAGGTACGACAAACTCGAACCAGACACGTAAGGAGCAACGTGCTTACACAAGTAGAACTAGAACAGCAGATGTACGCTTTTGGTCGCTCTCGCGCTGAGAGGATGATGACCAGAAATGAGGAAGGCGGTAGGGCGAACAACAACCCTTACGCCCAAGCCATCTACAGGCGTTTCGTTCTGCCGTTGTCAGAGCTTGTCCGTGAGGATATCGCTGTCAAAAAGGCGGGTCGCCGTAAGGCACACGCAGTTCTGCTTGAAGCCCTTGACCCGGAGGCGGTCGCGTATCTCGCTGTCAGGAACACTCTGAACCTGATGATGAATGATCGTGACCCGCCTGCGGCTCGCAAGGTCGCAACAGCGGTTGGGAAGGCGTGCTATCACGAACTTCTCCTAGGACTATTCGAGCAGGCGGACCCCGCTCTTTTCCATACGCTTGTCAATGACCTTGGCAGGCGGATGTCTAAGTCAGAGCGGCACCGCATGACCGTCTTTAAGATGCAGGCTAAAGAGAACGGAGTACCCTTCCCTGAATGGGGGCCGGGTGGCGTCGATCAAGTCGGCGGTTATCTGCTGGACCAGCTAGAGCAGCTAGGCATGGTAGAGACTAGGCAGGATGCTGTGCCGGGGCGAAATGGCCGGGCTGACCAAGTCAGGCAGACAATCCACATCCGTCTGACGGAGGAACTAACGGACCTTATCGGACAGATCAAGGGGCATATCGTCGAGACTACTCCCTACTACCTTCCCTGTGTAGAGCCGCCTAAAGACTGGGTCTCTATCAGCGACGGAGGCTTTCACACAAAAGCCATGCGCCGTATGCAACCGTTCGCTGTCCGTAGCTACGGCGAGAGGGACAGTTTCTATGAAGCGGACATGACTAAGCCGCTTGGAGCAATCAACGCGCTACAGCGGGTAGCTTGGAAGATTAACGGCCCGATGCTGGACGCTATCAGGCAGGTAGCCAAGCACTTCGACATGGAAGAAATCCTGTCTCAAGCCGAGTTCCCCGCGCCTGATAAGCCGTCTTGGCTTCTTGGGGACATGACCCGCGACGATATGTCGCCGGGGCAGCTAGAAGAGTTTATCCACTGGAAGAAGGCTAAGGCCGAGTGGTTCACTCAGATGAAGCTTAGAGGCACCAAGTACGGAAGGTTCTACACAGCGACCACAGTGGCAGATAAGTTCAGGGATTTCCCTGCTATCTACTTCGTGTACTTTGCTGACTTCCGGGGACGTCTCTACGCGCAGACTACGGGAGTGTCTCCCCAAGGGTCTGATATGCAGAAGGCTCTCTTGCACTTCTCCGTGGGTAAGCCCTTAGACACTGTCGAGGCTGAACGGTGGTTCTGCATTCATGGTGCTAACAAGTGGGGATACGACAAGGTTAGCCTTGATGACCGGGTTAAGTGGGTACATGACCGCCGGGACCTGCTTGTGCAGTTCGGCACAGACCCAATAACCTATCAGGGTTGGACAGAGGCGGACTGCCCTTTGCAGTTCCTTGCTTGGTGCATGGAGTACGCGGAGTGGGTGACTAACCCGCATACCTTCGAGAGCAGAATTCCCATCGGTATGGACGGCTCTTGCAACGGTCTGCAAAACTTCTCAGCCATGCTTCGGGACGAGGTTGGCGGCAAGGCGACGAACCTTGTTCCAGCTAGCAAGCCGAATGACATCTACCAGATGGTAGCTGATGTCACATCTCTAAGGCTTAGGCAGGCCGCACCTGATGAAGCTGGCTTTAGGGACAGGTGGCTTGCTCACGGCATTAACCGGAAGCTGGTGAAGCGTTCCGTAATGACCTTGCCGTACGGATCAACTCGGTTCTCTTGCGCGGACTTTATCGTAGGAGACTATCTCAAGATGGGGTCCGCCCCGCAGTTTGAGAAAGAGGAGTACAGCCGCGCGGCACAGTACCTTTCGCACTTTGTGTGGGATAGCATCGGGGACGTAGTAGTTAAGGCCCGAGCGGCTATGACTTGGCTACAAGCGTCTGCCCGCACTATCATCAGGAATGGGACTGAGGTTATACGCTGGACGGTACCTTCGGGCTTTCCAGTAAGCCAAGCGTACAGCGAGCAGGCAAGCCACCGCATTAGGACCAACCTGTGCGGTAACGCCTTCCTTCGGATTAATGTGGATACGGACACGCCAGACGCGAACCGTCACAAGAACGGTGTGGCTCCTAACTTCATCCACTCTTACGACGCCAGTCATCTAACTCTAGTGACTGTAGCGGCTGCTGCTGAGGGAATGTCCCTCGCTATGATCCATGACGACTACGGAACCCATGCCGCAGATGCAGCTAGGCTCTATCAGTTGATACGAGAAATCTTCGTGGATATGTACGAGAGCTTCGATCCCCTTAGCGATTTTGCTGCGCTCTACGATCTGCCTACTCCGCCGGAGCGGGGTGATCTAGACCTAAGGTCGGTTATGGACAGTCCCTACTTCTTCTCATAGGAGTAGGGGCTTCCTGCATTTTGATACCATCGGGCACAGGAGCATCTATTGCCAGAAGATACCCAAACTAGATTGGTAAGACTAACTCCAGAAGTATATAAACTTCTAGAACAACAATCAGAAGCTCTATGTAAACCAGTTCCATCTACAGAATTAGAAGCAGGCTTCGCTCTAGGAGTACAGCACGTCCTGAGGCTAGTCCGAAGAGGATTAGTAGTTGATCCGTAAAATAACAAGACAAGACTACTATCTAATTAAGGTAGTGATGACAAAGCATCTACGAAAGATGCGGTCTTGGCCAGATCATAAAGCTTGGTTCAAATTCATAGATATTGATACGTGCTTAGATAGCATCTACGCAAGCGATAACGCTTACATCGTTGATGATGCATTCTTGGTCGTATATGAATTAGTCACCCCTTGGTATGCCAAAGAGGATGTAGTGCTTCTTAACGAAGTCATAATCCTTAGGCTGGTACCCGGCGGTGACTTCAAGAACGTCGCTTCGTTTTTAGAACGCAAGCGCGAGGAGGCGGGCGCGAAGCTCGTGTGCGTCGGAACGGCGCTGACGCGGACTGATGCCGCGCTCGCCTCTGTTTATCACAAGTTGGGTTTTAAGACAGAGACTATCATCCTAGTTCAAGACCCAGCACTAACCTAACACAGGAAGACCAATAATGGGAAACCTTTTTGGTGGGAAGAAGGCGGCCAAGCAACAAGCCGCAGCTACTAAGGCAGCGGCGGATCAAACTGCTGCCGCTACAACGGCTGCTGCCGAAGAAACTCGTAAGGCTGCCGAACTTACCGCTGCTGCTACTAGGGACGCTGCTGCCCAAGCTGCTGCCGCTGCTGAAAGGCAGGCCGCACAGATTGCAGAGAATGCTCGTGTCGCCCAAGAGTCCGCAAGGCGTCAGGAAGCGCAGTACGCAGAAAACATGCGCCTTACGCAAGAGGCGGCTGCAAACCAGAATGCTCTGATTGCTGAGAATGGCCGTCGTGCTGACGAGGCTAGTGCTAAGCAGTTCGCTTACATGGAGCAACAAAGTCTCGCTGCAAAAGAGAGTGCTAATAAGCAGGCGCAGGATCAACGCGATGCTGCCCAAGCTAGTCAGCAAGCGCGGGAGATGGAGATTGGCCGTCAGGCCGCTCTCGCTAAGGCGCAAGAGATGACAGAGCAGAAGAAGCAGGATAGCGTGGAAGTTACGCTCGCTTCTGACACTAAGGATCAAGCTGAGATCGACCCGGAGACAGGCAGGCGCAGGCCCGTCCGTGCTTCGTTCATGTCGAACAGCACGGCTACATCGGGAATTACCCTCTAAGGAGTACAAATGGCCTATGCAGGAGATGCCTCAGGCCGCTGGCTCCAAATGGAGGGCAAGCGGTGTGGGTTCATAAACCGCTGTGAGAAGTATGCGGCCTTCACGATCCCGAAGCTGCTGCCACACGAGAGCTACGACCAGAACCATCACGAGTTGTCTCACGACTTTCAAGCGGTAGGCGCACAGGCGGTAAACCATCTTGCTAACAAGATCATGCTGGCGCTGTTTGCTCCTAGTAGGCCATTCTTCCGTCTGGACGCTGACGCTGAACTAGAGGCCACATTGACGGCCCTAGGAGTAGGCAAGTCCGAGATGGTTGAAATGCTGGCTATGGGTGAGAAGAAAGCCATTGCAGAACTTGATCGGATGTCAATTCGACCCAAGCTATATGAGGCGGTAAAGCACCTGATCGTCACGGGTAATGCCCTTCTGATCCTTGAGCCCGAAGGGGCACGAGTTGTCGGCCTTAGGAACTACTGCGTCCGCCGTTCTATGAGCGGAGCTATCTTGGAAATTCTCCAAGCCGACAAGGTTATGTTCGACGAACTCGACCCGGAAGTACAAGCGGTCTGCTCTAAGTGGGTTGGCGGTGTGTACAAGAACAACGAGGATCGTGAAGTCTGCCTCTATCGTTGGATCAAGCGAGACGCCAATGGCGACTATCGAATGACCCAATGGGTAGACCAGCACCAACTGCCTGCTGAATTCAACGGCAGGTGGCCTGAGGATCAACTTCCGTTTCGCGTTCTCACATGGGACTTGTCCGATGACGCCGACTACGGCACAGGGCTAGTCGAGGATTACCAAGGCGACTTTGCCGGTCTGTCCATGCTCTCAAAAGCACAGGTTATGGGAGCCATCCTCTCTTCGGAATTCCGTTGGCTCGTAAATCCCGGTGGGATGACAAGGCCGGAAGATTTCCGGGACAGTGAGAATGGTGCGGCTATCCCCGGGCAAGACGGTGACGTTACGATTATCCAGTCCAACAAAAGCGGCGACCTTCAAATCGTCATGTCAGTTGGGCAGGAGTACATCACTCGCATTGGTAGGGGCTTCCTGCTAGGGTCCGCTGTGACCCGCGACGCAGAACGTGTTACTGCCGAAGAAATCCGTATGCAGGCTACAGAGTTGGAAACTTCTCTCGGCGGCGCGTATTCCCGGTTGGCGGTAGACTTCCAAATTCCTATGGCCTACTGGCTAATGGATAAGGTCGGTTTTAAGCTTGGCGAAAGTCGGGTCCGACCCTCAATCGTAACGGGCCTAGATGCCCTATCTAGAACCGGCGACCTAGAAGACCTTAAACTCTGGTTGGCTGACATGGCCGGGCTGCAATCAATGCCGCCCGAACTTCTTGGTGTTCTCAATCTTGACGCTGTTGCTAAGGCTTTCGCCGCCGCACGTCGGATTAACACCGGGGAATTCATGAAGACACCGGAGCAGATCGAAGCCGAACGTCGCGCTGCAATCGAGCAGCAGACAATGGCGCTAGCCCAAGAACAGGGCGTACAGATCGCAGGCGAGGTTGCTAAGACACAAGCACAAGGAGTTCCAGCTTGACGGACGCCGTTTCCGAAAGCGCACTACAAACCGCAAGTGAGCAGCTTCAAGACGCTGCCACTAATCCCACGCAGGACAATCCCGGACAACTGATCGTTGAGCCGAAGTCCAAAGTGGACGAAGCCGCCGCTGCTGCTAAGGCTGCTGCGGAAGGCGAACAGAAGCAGGGAGAAACTCCCGTTTACGAGTTTGAGCCTACCGGAGACCCGGGCCTTGATTTGGCTCTGGACTTCGTAGGCAAGCTCGGTATTGACGAAACTAACCCGGCCTTCGCTGCTGCCATCAATGGGGACTTCTCCCTGCTGGATGCGCTGCTGTCGAGTATGGGCGATAAGGCCCGGGGCTACGAGAAGTTCATCGCTCTGGCCGAAAAGGCGTATAAGGAAAGCCAAGCGGCGGACCTAGCCTCTAAACAAGCCATTGCCTCCGCCGTTCATACTGCGGTGGGAGGGGAAGCCCAGTGGACTGCTATTCAGGAGTGGGCTCGTACTCAGGCAACCCCTGAGGAGAAGCAGCAACTCAACGCTATGCTAACCTCCGGACCTATTCAGGCCCGCGCGGCGGCTATGCTGATTGCTGCCCAATACGAGAAGGCTGGCGGCGTTGTCGTCAACCCCACGTCTGCCACTTCGCGTTACGGCGCGAGTGCTAACGGGAGCCCCGCTCCTCAAGCCCCGCTGACACGACGGGAAGCTGTTGCAGAAGTCAATAAGCTCGCCCGCCGTATCGGCTCCGACAATCTAAACAACTCGCCAGAGTACAAGGCCATCTGGTCTAGGGTCCGGCGCTAAATACAAGGACGCTAAATGCCTCTTTTTGACGACGCCGGCAATATTCCGGCTGCCCAGATCACCAACCCGGCTCGTACCGTTGGTGATGCTGCGGGCACTATGAACCAGATCATCGCTGAGTACGGCGGTGTTGTGGAGCATACTATCGAGCGCCGCTCGGTTATGCAGGGTTGGGTTCCACTCCGTCCTGTTCGGGGTACTAACACTATCCAGAACTACGCCGTGGGTGAAGTGTCCCTCCAGAAGGTTATCCCCGGACAAGCTCCGGACGCCACCGTTGCGGAATTCTCCAAGGCGAACCTCGTTATCGACACCCTGATTAACGCGCGGAACACTATGGCCCTGCTGGAAACTTTCCAGACGAGCTATGATGCGCGTAAGGAAGTCGGTATTGAGCACGGTCGCCGGATCAGCAAGTTCTTCGACCAAGCCCTGTTTATTCAGGCGGCGAAGGCTTCTCAGCTTGCGCACTCGAAGTTCAACAACGGTCAAGCGGGTAAGCCTGCCGGCCACTTCGGCGGTAACGTCGTCACTCTCGGTAACGCGGGTGATCGTCAGGACCCGGCGAAGCTTTATAAGGCCATTCGCGATCTCTGCGTTCTCTTTGAGAACAAGGACGTCGTCCCGGCTCAAGACGACCTGATCCTCGCTGTCCGCCCCGAGCAGTTCTATGCTCTGGCTGACGCCGACCAGATCGTTAACGGCAACTTCCGTACTTCGGACGGTAACGACATGACCGGCGTGCCGATCTACAAGGCGCTCGGTGTTCCCGTTATCTCTAGCGTGAACATCCCGAACACGAACATCACGGCTCACGAGCTTTCCAACACCGCTAACGGTAACGCCTACAACGGCGACTTTACCAAGCTGGTTGGTCTGATGTTCTCGGCCCGGGCTCTGCTGGCTGGTGAAACCATCCCGCTGACTTCGGACGTGTTCTATGACAAGAACTACAAGATGTGGTTCGTTGACAGCCATCTGGCGTTCGGCGCTACTGCCAACCGCGCAGAGTACGCGGGCTCTATTTGGATTCCGTAATACTAGTATGCCCCTACCTACTTAATTGTGGGTAGGGGTTTCTTTCGTTATAAGGAGCCACAATGGCGTTTCTAACAGAGCTTGACGTTATCAACGACATGCTCGCTACCCTTGGCGAGAGCCCTCTCAACGCTATCGAAGACGATCATCCTATGGTTGCTGCTGGCGTTCGCTTCCTCAAGGTCGCCTCGTGGCGCGAGCAGGCTAAGGGCTGGTGGTTTAATAAGGAGGTAGTGACACTCTCTCCTGATGACGACGGGTACATTCTTACACCCGCCGACGCTATCAGCGTTGACCCCCTCAAGCCAGAAAATCTTTTTGTACAGCGCGGTAGGCGATTGTACAACACTGAGAATTCAAGCTACAAGTTCACTCAAGAAGTTAAGTGCGCTGTTACTAGGTCTATCCCATTCGAGGACCTTCCGCCTAGCGCTGCTTCTTACATCGCGCAATGCGCGGTGATGGAGTTCCAGATTAGCTACGATGCTGACGGTCAAAAGACCCGGCTTATCGAGAGGAATGTCCGAGAGGCCCTCGCTGCTCTCAACACGGAACATATCCGCAATCAACAAGTAAACCTCCTTTATCGCCCTTCCGTACAGTACGAGATGGCGAGGATGGGTTTCTTCAACCGCAACTATAGTCGAACCTAAAGGAGCAGACCATGGCGAAAGTCTCAGGCTCTTATGCCAGCGTCGTGCGAGGCGTTTCGGAGCAGGTGCCGCAGGACAGACGCCCGGGGCAGCACTTCGAGCAAGTCAACATGATCTCTGACCCTGTGCGCGGGCTGGCCCGTAGGCATGGGTCTATTCTACAAGACGAGAAAGTCGTAGCCAGTTACGTCGAAGCCACGCATACCAAATGGCTGGAAGATACGGCTAGGCACAAGGTGTTCACTTTCTTTGTTGGTGGGGTAGAGTACGACATCGTTTATAGGGCTAGGCCTGATACTAATTCATTAGGCCAGTCGGTGTTTGCTTGGGCCTTCAACAAAGACACTCGGAAGATTGTACCTGTTGTTCTAGGAACAGACCCGCTTATAACTAGCCTTGTTTCTGGTGGTGTGTCTGCTATTGTCAACGTGGGCAAGTACCTGTTTCTAGCGGGCAACACTGTAGTGCCTTCGTACGCTGCGGTCGATAAGTGGGCAGAAGTTTCTAACACCAGAAAAATGGTTGTCTGGTTTCGTGGTGGTGCGTACTCTAGGAACTTCACAGTAACCCTGACGCACACGAACGGAACGAAGGTAAGCAAGAGCTACAAGACGGTTTCGTCTTCGTATCAGACTTTGCTGTCTACCTCTGACATCCCGTCGACTGACCCTGAATACCAGAAGAAGGTGAACGACCGGGTAAATGCGTACAACGCCGAAGTCAACAAGTGGATCGGCACAGCCGCCGCAGACATCACTCCTGAGAACATCGCTGAGAAGCTAAGAGCTTTATTCGTTGCAGAAGGAGTTGCTTGCTCTGTAGTAGCAGGCACATTGTGTTTTGATGATCTTAACTACAAGGAAGTGTCCGTTGATGACGGCGGTGATGGATCGCTGGCGAGAGCCGTTGGAGGGCAAGTGGCCAACATTGATCTTGTTTCTGGCGTTCACTACCCGGGAAAGATTGTTAGAGTTAGGCCGAAGAAGAACAACGGCAAAGACGCCTTGTATCTTATGGCGGTAGCTAAGGACAATTCTTCTAATTGGACAGAAGTAACTTGGAAGGAAGTCGCCG